ATTTTATGCGGACGGTTGATCGAGTCGGAGGGGCAGTCGGGCGGACGGACGGAGTGATAAACAAAACAGGGTTTTCTTGCAGTACCCAGAAGCTGTGATCGGCTACAAACTGTAGTCGCACCTTTAGATGAACGGATTGACAATCAATTGTCTTTGATGTTGGGGTGTTGATTCATGTACCTCTCCACGACATGTGTCTTGAATTCCTCATATTGCGGGTCTTCAATAATGGATCGGACTGAGGCCTTGAACTCAAACGGTGTGAGGGCTTCCACCGTGTCCGGTGGTAAGTGGAGGAGCAAGTATTTTGCGACCTCAGCGGTGTACTGGTCAACTTGCCTTACCCCGTGAAATAGGTCAGCATAGGCCAACCACCTATCGGGGTCGGTTGTGTTTGATTCGTACTTAGAAGCGCAACGGTACCACAATCCCTTGGGTGAATAACCTACTGAGCCATCAACCCGTAGTTGAAGCCCGCTAAACTCTATGAAAGGGCCGATTTCATCCTTGAATTCCCATACCGAATCAGGGAATCCATCTACTACGAACTCGGTCTCACTCGTTGATGAGTTTTGATTGACATTTATATCATCGCCATTCACGACTAGCGTAGTTTGTTTCCCGGACTCGCGCTTGAGATCCATAATGCCATATGGTGCCACGCATGGTTGCTTTAGGTGTTCGATCCCAGCTGGAGTGGCACAGAATTGCTTGAACAATGGTTGGACTCGCATTCGAATGAGGGTTAGAACGGTATCCCTGATTGTGTTCATGCAGTATGTGCCTCCATCCCCGGAATTTTGCATAGTCGCCATTGGGCCAAACTGACTCCTTGAGTTCAACCGGCGCTTGATGTATGCAGTTCTCATGTGGAGTGGTATACCGGCGGATTCAAGCACAAAGTCATCAAAGTTGAGCATTCCTGCGCAACAACCAACATCCCAAGAAGTGGCGTCGGCACCAGTCATTGTTTCTGAGTTAGTTAGGATCAGTTGCATTCGCTGGGCAAAGTGGTCTGCACTTTCTCGATTGTATATGATGACCATGTTTGGATCGAAGCCATGCATTACTTTGTCCTCGATAAATCTCCACATTGGTCTCTCGGAGGCAGTCACACCTATGTCAAACATGTGGATTGCTTGTGGTGCTTTCGCATTGCCTCCCATCACGTCTGGTTTTGTCACCGTTTGGCCTTTCATTCCAAGTTTGATGTGGTTTCCCGTCATGTCTGGGTCGTGACTAGCAAGCTTGCTATTGATCGTGGACTCAGACCTCTTTTCAGCATATGAGAGCAAAGCGGAGTCCATGTAGTGCTCGGCATAGTCCTTCCACTGAGCCACTTTCGGTTGCGCCAATTGAAACATTGTGATCATTTCGCTCCTGGGTTGTGCCTGCATTCGTTTTAAATTGCTTTCAAATGTGCCGTG